AACATATATTGATGCTTTGGGCGAAGAGGCTGGTAAAACAGAAGTTGCATTAAAATTTAAAAAAATTGATTTAACTACAGAAGAAGGACAAGCCACTGCACTTAAGTTAGCAAAAGAAACAGCAGCAAACCTTAATAAAGCATTTGAAGGTGGAATTAAAAAAACACGATCAGTTACTGGTGGCAGAGGTGGTTTCATAGTAGGTCCAGAAAGACTTGCATTAACTAAAGAACAAACAAAGGCATTAAACGATGAGTCTGCGTACCTTGCAAGCACCATGACAAATTTAACTTCGGCATTTGGAAATCAAAAAATAAAAGCAGACGAATACAATAAACAAATGGCAATTTTGGCAGCAACAATACCTAAAGGAACTGCTGGACTGTTGGTTATGGATAAAATCTTGCTTAATGTAGCCCCTGAATTTGCTGAAGCAGCCAAAGGCGTTAAAGATTATGACACTAAACTATTGCTTGTAAAAGCCGCTTTAGTTAATGCATCTGTTGCTCAAGATCTTTTTACAAGATTGATGTCAGATGATAAAGGAGTAGTTGCTGCAGCAACAAAAGAATTAGAAAAATATAGACTTGTTACAGATAAAGTAGCAAACCAAATTGTTCCTACAACTCCATATAAAGATCCAGCAGATAGCGGAACACCTAAGAAAAGTCCATTCCAATTAGCAAAAGAAGATTTAATTGCACAACAAAAAGAATTAAAAAATAGCAGAGTAGCCTATGGTAAATTAAGAGCAGCAGGAATAAGTGCTAATGAGGCTTTTGAATTATCAAAAAACTCAACTCTTGCTGCTGCACTTGCAACATCAAAAAAGAGTAGTGAAGTAAGAAAACTTTTGGGATTAGTTAAAGAACTTAAAATTGAAGAAGGCAAGGCACCACTTTCACCAGAAGAAATGTTTGATGTTTTAGAAAAAAGCATTGAGGTTAAATATAGAAGTGCAATTAAAGCAGGTGAAGCAGCAGTTGAAACTGCCCAAAAAGCAGTAAATGGAATAGAAAAAGAAATATCAACAATTCAAAATTCTATAGAGAAAAAACAAAGAAGTATAGAATTAACTTTTAATAGACCAATTGAAACTCTGCAGGCTGAGTCTTCAGTACTTTCTGAGCAATTAAAAGACATTGACACACAAACTACATTAATTAATGATAAGTATGATGAACAAGAAAAAGCACTTACCAAGATTTTTCAAATTAATGAAGATCTTATAGCGCAAGAAAAATCTAAACTTACAATTGCAGACGCTTTAAGTCAAGGAGATATTTCAGCAGCAGCAGTAGCCGTACAAGAGGCAAGAGCCACAGCAGCACAGGCTTCTATGAAAAGAAGCACAGATGCTTTGCAGGCTGGAAGAGAATTTGCAATTGCGGGAGTAACAAGCGCAACTGGACTAACAAAAGATCAAATTGCTCAAAAGCAATTAGAAATTGAAAAACAAATTTCTGCATTAGAGAAACAAAGGTCAATTGCTACTTCAGCAATTCGTTTAGAAGAAGATCAAATTTATACAATTCAACAAGGTAAATTGCTTACAGCACAGAATGCAATTATTACTGCAGAAGAGGCATTAACAAAAACTAGGGATCAACTAGCAAAAGATTTAGAAGTCATTACTCAACAAAAACAATTTTATGAAGATGAAAAACTTGCAGAAGACGCAAGAAGGTTTAAACTTGCGTTATACACACAAGAAGTTAACAGATCAAAAAAAGAAGCACAGGGAGTTTTAGATACAATTTTAAAACTTAACAGAACAGTAACTACAACTCATATTATTAATACAATTACAACTGGCAGTGGTAGCGTAGGTAGACCTACAGGTAAAATGTATGGTGGCATGATTTCTAAATATATGGCATTTGGCGGTAGAGCAATGGGATCTGACACTGTACCCGCAATGCTAACTCCTGGAGAATTTGTAATGAACAAAGCAGCATCAAAATCATACGGACCACTACTTGAAAGACTAAATGAGTCTAAGTACCCTGGAATGCTTGGTGGAGGCGGTATGACTCAAATTCCAGTAAATAACATTTCAACATCTATGAATGATAACTCAACGGCAGTGTATAATTATAATCTAGGATTCAGTATTAATGGCTCCAATGGAAATGCTAAAGATATTGCTAATGCGGTAATGAGAGAAATTAAAAATGTTGACTCACAAAGAATTAGAGGGCAGAGGCGATAATGGCTACTAGTGCTTATTTAACAGGTAGACGCAGGTATACTAGACCGCAGGGTATACTATGGGCAAACAACGCTGGAACCCTCTCTAATGGCTTATACGTGCCTACTGGCGTAGAAGTAGGAGCCTCCACAACAGAAACAGATCCAAACCTTCTAGATCAGTTTATTATTTTATCTGATCATAATAGAGGGGATATGCAATTTAATACCCAGCGAATTGAGCAACGTCAAAGAACTATTAATGGTCGCATGCGTTCATATCACATTGCCGATAAATTAACTATGTCTGTATCTTGGAGCATGCTGCCTTCAAGAGGGTATTCAGGATTACCGAATTTTAACTCAACAACAGGAGTATCACCAAGTGAAGGATCTACAACAGAGTACACAGCCGATGGTGGAGCAGGTGGCGTAGAACTTCTTGATTGGTATGAGACACATCAAGGTCCATTCTTCATGTACCTTGCTTATGATAAATATACAAACCTAGAAGGCCAGACTTATGAATATAGTGGTTTAAACAGATATAATCAAATCATTGAAGTTTACTTTGCAGATTTTAATTATTCCGTCGTAAAGCGTGGGGCAACAAATCATGACCTTTGGAACATATCGGTAACCCTGGAAGAAGTTTAAATGTTTGAAAGTACCGACCTAAAGAATCACTTTGAAACATCTGGAACAATACAAACAGAATCGTTAGTTCTGGCTGAGTGGAACATGAATATGCCAGATAATATATTTAAACTTGGTAATTATAGATACAGATCTCAAGAACAAAACTCACAATTCTTAACAATACCAAATACGTTTGATAGCGCAGATGCTGGATTATTTTATACTGGAGCAACAGATGCAGATGTTGTTATTGATGGAGGGTTTGAAAATAATGGAACCCCACAAATATTTACATCTATAAAAGAAAAAAACAAACTTCTATATTCATTAGAGGATTGCGTAAAGCCGTTCAGACCAAGATCTGGAATTAATAAGGCAGTTGCTTTTAAAGGTAAATTTTTATCAAACTCTGGCAGCGACCTTGCTAGAAGGCCAAGATATTACATGGCATCTCGTTATGATCAATTTAAATATTTTACATCTTTTAGAACTGAAAACGGAATTGAAAGAGGTATTGCTAAAACTATAGTTAATGGTAATTACTATATAGATGATGCTGCACCCTTCGTAGTTTATAAAGAAAATGTGCCAGCAAACCGAATTATTGTAAAGATGCAAACCAATGTTGGAGACATAAATCTAGGAGACTTTACTGATATATCTAGAACTTTTGCAGATCCGTTTTTTGGCAATGAAAATAAAACAACCCCAACAAGATGGAAGGTTCAGTACCTTGAAGGAAGCAATTGGGTAGATGCTTATGTGTTTACTGAAAATGATGTCCGTGATGATGGATCTCCAGTAATTGCCCATGATGGATATGTTGAACTACAATATAGAATAAAAAACATTCCGACTAATTTTAACGATAGTTTCATTCATGTTGAAACTCTTTCTTCATCTACGCTGCTTCCAAATGAATCAATTAATGGATATGCCTATCTGGTTATCTCAAACGCAGGAAATGTTGGAACGTATTTTGTTTGGAATAGTACTACTGAAACATATGACACATTTACTCCTGTTTACGGATGGGTATTGGGAAGTGAACAAATTGATAATAAGACAACATTTGTTACAGACTTAACAAATCCATTATCATTTCAAGAAACAACAAATGGGCAAACTGTTTATAGAGAGTTTCAAAATGTTCGTGGGCTAAGAATTGTAGTAGAAAGAATGAATAAATTTGATTCTACCTTTGATTTAATTGAGATGTCACCGAGATTAGTTGTTGATATATCTGATAAAACAATAGAGTATAGTGTTAAAAAAATTCTTTCTGATCTTGGAACATCAGCCTTACCAGTAGGACAGTTGCTTGCTTCAACTGGAGGCATATCTTTATTTGATGATGATCAAGCGTTTAACGATAACAATCCTGCTAGCATAGTTAGTGATTATGTTCGCAAAAATATTAAATTTAATTTTTACGAAAAAATATTAAATGTAAGTGGATTTGATTATTGGGTTCCAATTAAAACACTCTATTCCGATGGTTTTCCACAGGCAGATGTTACTGCTGGAACATTAGAAATATCTTTAAGAGACTTCTATTTCTTTTTAGAATCTATGCCTGCTCCAAGAATGTTGGTAACAGAAGTATCTCTTAGTTATGCAATTAGTTTAATCCTTGATTACATTGGATTTAGCAACTATGCATTTTATAGAACAACAAACGAGCCAGATCCAATCATTCCGTATTTCTTTATTGCCCCAGATCAGACGGTAGCAGAAGTGTTAAATCAACTTGCCGTATCTACACAAACAGCAATGTTTTTTGATGAATACAATAATTTTATCGTAATGAGCAAAAACTATATGCTTCCAGACATAAATGACAGAACATCCAGCATGACTCTGTCTGGGTCTAACAATCAATCTGTTAGCGGTATTGTTGAGAACTTATCATCTGGAACGCTTCCAAATATTATTTCAATTGCATCTCAAGATAAAAAAGTTTATAATAACGGAAAAATTAATTACACGACTAGATACATTCAAAGATCTTATGGATCTATTCGTCAAGCAAACATGATTGATATAGATAAGACTTGGATTTATAAACCCTCACTTTTGTGGGAGGTTTCTGGAACAGATTCAACTAAAACAATTAACGAGGTTGCATCTAAACAAGGCAAGTATGTTTTAGGAGCAATGCCATTAAACTCCGATCTTACTGTATCTCCACCAAGTGTAGTTGGTCGTAAAATAGTAAACAATGTTTTTGATCTTGGAGAAAATGTTTATTGGCTTACAAGATACCAAGGATACTTTTATTCTAACGGAGAAGTTATTAGATATGATGCTGCACAATTTAATGTTACCCTTGCAATTTGGTATCCAATATTATCAGACGGTATAAATTTAGATGAATCTAAACCAGAGATTGTTTTGCCTGGAAGATTAGCGCCATCAAGTGTTATTGATAATTTAGACAAAAGAGTTGCAAATGGAGAAATTACAGAAGCGCAAAAAGGTGAAGAGATTCAAGCATGGAGAGTTTCTCATAGACAAGGCAGCAGCAATGTTTGGATTACTAATAATCAAGAGTATCAAAACTTTTTTAGATCATTGCCATTTAACGGAAAAATATACCCAACTGGCTTAGTAAGAATTTATACAGTTCCATTTTATGAACAAGTTGAAGGCGTTACTCGTTTACAGAACGGTGCAGTTTATGAGCATGGACGTGCTCAATTTGGAACAACAATAGCAAGTCACACTGCTGGAATAGATACTTATTGGTCAGACAATGCTTATGTTAGAGGTTGTGACATGGAAACTCAATATTTATTTACAACGACCTTGCTTGAAGATATTTCTTTGCCAGCAACAACAACTGGAGCAGCAGGAGTAAATAACTCTAAAGCCCAGCAGACATCAAGAGGCGGAACAATTAAAAACTTTATGTCTTCAAGTTATACAACGGAGACTCCAGTGAACTCAACTATATCTCCAAAAACTGGAACAATTCAATCATCAGCCTTAGTAATGAATGGACCAACCTTTGAAACAACTGAAGTCCCAATTGATTTAGTATCTTATGTCTATAAAGAATTAGATAATTCTTATAAACATTTTGGAACAAGAATGCGTATTATTGGCAAGATTGAAAATAATGAGCGTCGTAGTCAAACACCAAATGGAAGTACAACCTACTACCAGGTTGCTGGAGTTCAACCTGATCAGCCAGTAAGCATAGGTGGTGGTTCAGGAGGATTAGCAGTATTGCTTAATCCAACAACCAACAACGGATATTATTTTGAAATTGCTGCATTGACAAGTGATAACATAGAATCATATTTACAATTAGATAAAGACAATCAATCAGATATTTCTATTAACAATGTTGTTTTTTATAAAATTAAAAAAGATGCGTCTAATAGTAATGCAATTCCTATAAAACTTTATGGCGGTCTAGCAAAGATTACAGTTGACGATGGAAGGTTTACTGGTCAGTATAGAATGGCTGGTGAGGAAAATCCTACGGTATATGATTTAGCCGTAGAATATCAAGACATAGGAAAAACAAGAAGATTCTATCTATACATTAATAATCAATTAATTAAGGTTGTAGACGATACAGATCCACTTCCAATCTACAATAACATGGCTCCGTTTGTTCGTGGTTCATCTAGAGTTATGTTTGAAAATATTTATGCTTTGTCACAAAACTATTCTCAAAACACTGTCTTCACAGTTGGAGAAACCCTATCATCTGCTTTTGGGGATAACGAGATAAGTGCTAGTGAGTCTTTAAGAAAATATGCAATGAGCGGTATTGTTCAGGCAACCTACCTATCTGGAATTAGTGCTCAGCAACCACCTAAATATAATTTATACTTTGACGAGTTTGGCTCAATAATGAGAGAGTGTGCTTACTTTGATGTTAAGTATGATCGTGCATACCCTGCACTTTATGCCAAGTTATCCCCAACATTTAATAACATTAAAGGCTACGTCTCATCTGGGTTTTATGCAGACTCATACGGCGCTGAATTTTTAATATTTAATGCTACAGACACAGCCCTAAACCTTGATGAAACAAGCGGTAACTATCTAAGAATTCAAGGCGTTACATTTACACAAGATACTACCCATGAGTTAACAGTTGATGAATACTTTAAAAAACGTAGTAATTTTTCCAACCCACTGCTAACTGGATCTTCTCAGATTGTTTCTCCGCAAGTTGAAAAACAAAGGTTTGATGAAATCAAAAGAAGCAGAATGATTTATGGAAACAATGAGTTTACCCTTGATACTCCATACATACAAACACAAGATGATGCAGAAAACTTAATGGGCTGGATGATAGATAAACTTATGGTTCCTAAAAAATCAGTTGGTTTAAAGATATTTGCAACTCCAACAATTCAACTTGGAGACATTGTAACAATTAACTATAAAGATTCTAATGATCTAGATTTGGTTACTTCGGTTGACTCTAGATTTATAGTCTATAATATTGAGTATGCAAGGAAAATAAATGGTCCAGACATGACACTTTATTTAGCGGAGGTGTAATATGGCAGGATTTGAGGGTGCTTTTACAGACAGTCAAAACTGGGCAAGACAATTAGCAAAAGAAGCAGGAAACACTGTTAGTACTGCAATTGATAAGGCTAAAACAGCAGAGGCAGCAGCAATAAATTCAACAATAAGCAATGTTGGTGGGACAGGGCTTTCAGGGGCTGCTTATGTAGCCAGCAGAGGTGGCGTAAACGCTGAAGGATATTATAATGATGTTCCTGCATATCAACAGTTAACTGCAAATGAAAGAAAATCTGTAACACTAGCAAATGGCCATATAGATTCTATGGGAATGCTTGCAATTTTAAATAGAAAAGAAGCAGAATATTTTGGAAGATCTTCAGATTCTGGAGTTATAAAAGCAACAGCCCCATCATCTGTAAGTATTACAGCAACACCCCCAGCACCAGAACCAGAAATGTTTTCTGCAAGAATGTTTGCAGCCCCACCACCAGTTAAAACAGCGACTCTGGACATTATATTATTTGATGAAGAATCTGTTCCTACAGATGGAATGTTTGATCAGATATTTGAAAATATTGGCGGTCAAGAATTAATCAGTATAACTAGATCTGATATTGTTAATGGACAAAAAATATCATATCAACCAATCAAAAATCTTTCAGCCATTCAACAAAGGTATAACCCAAACAATATTCTTAGCCTACAACAAACCGCAGATAAGTTTTTTGCGGGATTCTCAATTAAACTAGAAGACAAAATTCCAGAAACTGGCAACGGGACTAATGGAGAAAACGTATACCTTAACGCAGCAGGAGACTTAATTATTGAATTTATTAACGTAAATCCTGACGAACAAGTAGAAACACAAATCAGCGTAAGTGGTACAATATATGAAGCAGATCTTGGAGACTACGCCTCATGATAACTAATACTGGTAAATCCATTATTGCAAAGTATTTACTTGGACAGGCCCCTGCCTATGCCTCGTATATTGCTATTGGTTGTGGTGCTACTCCACTAGATACCGCCGATGAAATCGGAGATTATTCAACAAAAACAAATTTAGATTTTGAGATGTTTCGTGTTCCAATATCTTCTAGAGGTTTCGTAAACGAAGACGGTGTAGATAAAATCGTTCTAACAGCAGAACTACCAACAGAAGAAAGATATGAAATATCTGAAATTGGAATATATTCTGCAGGATCTAATCCATCTGCAGGAGCATATGATAGTAAAACAGTTTTTGCGTTTACACAAAACGAAAACTGGCAATATGTAACAGCAGCATCAGCAGTAGCAATTAATACAGAATCTGCTGCACTGGATGCTCCAAACTATGACAACGTTATTGCTGTAACAGATCCAGTATTTCAAACAAGTGCAGACAATCCAATATTTTTTAAATCACCAAGAGTTGCAAGATATGAAAGACCAAGATTTTTAAATAACGTAATTATGATAAAAGGAAATCAAGCCGATCTTGATATTGAATCAGATAGCGGTCCAACTCAAGACACCTTTGAAATAGGAGCATCATCAAATTATATTAGGCTAAGTGGAACAACGGTTGATTTTTCAAAAAATTCTCCAACAGACAAATTAAAATTAGCATTTTCAATAATAAATAGAGATGGAACGTATGGCTCTGGCACCCAACCAGAAAGAGCCAGAGTTTTAGTTTCATTTGAAAATACAAGTGGAACTCAATTTGCAAGGCTTGAAGCAGAGGTTGCTGATGATAGCAGCGGAGGCCAATATGATTTTGCTACGGAAAGATATTTTGTTGTAACAAAACAATTACAAGAATTATATAGAACATCTGGATTTGATTGGAACGCAGTTTCTGTAGTTAAGATATATGCATGCGTTATTGACGGAGTTAATCCGTCCGCAAATTACTACGTAGCACTAGACGCTTTAAGATTAGAAAATGTTGCTACAGTAAATCCGCTTTATGGACTAACAGGATATTCAGTCATTCAAACTCCAGGCGCAGCAACCATAGTCAAGAGTCCTAATACTAGTAATTATGTTGAATTTAGATTTTCAGTAGATCTCTCTAGCGGAAACAATTCATAATGGCTGACGCAGGAATTAAAAAAGTTATAATTAAAAAAGCATCTTTACCACCATTAGATCATGACAAAGTTGGATACGTTTTTAGATACAGAATTGTTTCTGAAGATAAAAACAGAACGTCTCAATGGTCTCCAATAAATCTTGTACTAGATAACTCAATTACTAGTGTTGCTGGAGCCGTACAGGTTTCAACATCAGTTATTAGTGCAGTTTGGGGAGATGAATTAAATAGGCCAAAGTATGATGTTTTTGTTGGATTTGATGGGGCCACAGCAACCTACCACGGCACAACACCAATCCATTCATATCAATTTATTAAAACTGGAACTACAAATGTACGTGTAATTATTCAAGTTGAATCATCTGAAAAAACTTTAAATGCCAATTTCCAAATATACAACTCTGGCTTAGTTTCTTTGGTATAATAAAATAGGAGGAATAAATGGCAAAAGTACCACTACCAGAAAGAGGGCAACCTCTTGATGTTACATATTTATATCAGTTAATTGAGGCCGTAAATGACCTTTCTACAAATGTTGCTTCTAAGCAGACAAGTAAAACAATTATTGATACAGCAAGTGCGGGTAAAGCAGAGGTACAAACCTCTAACACAAGAATAATAGGCGGATTGGTTGAAGTTGCAAATAACTCAACAGTTTCGGCGGGTAACGAAAGAACGTTTACGTATGACTTTAAGGACTTTAAATATCCACCAATAGTATCAGCAACACCAGTTAACACTGGACAAACACCAGCAGGACAAAACGTAAATATTGTTCTAAAAAGTGTTACAGAAACAAGAGTAGAAGGTGTTGTAAGGTTTGGGGCTTCTGGCGACCTATCTTTATCAGTGCATCTAGTTATTGTTGGAATTCCAAACTAAAGGAATAATTAATGATTTCTTGCAAAAAATGCAAGGGTAGAATTTTTGTTGATAGACAATACAGCAGTGCTCAACATATGGAAACATATTGCATGGGATGCGGACTAAGAACATTTTTTCATCCTCCAACAGAAAGTGAAGAAGGTAGATGGCTACTAGCAAAGGAAATATTGAGAGCCAAGAATACAATAACGAAACTGTAATAAAAGGTAATAAAAAAATATGGTTTCTTAATGGGGACTTGGTAAGGCTACATCATAGTTCAAGATCTACTGGAATGGTTTCTGTTTATAATATTACTAAAGATAGAATTGAGACTTGTTTACGTTCCGACTTTAGAAAAAATAGAGAACGTGCATACACTGTTGCTGAGACTGCTAAATTAATTAATCGTCATAGAAAATATATGCCTAAGTTAATGAAGACTGGAATGATACCAAAACCAATTGGTGCAAGGCTAAATGGACAAAGAGGTTGGCAGATTAGATCTTATTATTCAGAAAGCACAGTAAGGGACATACGTGCTATACTGGCTACTATACATATAGGACAACCAAGAAAAGATGGGCTTATAACAAATAATATGACGCCTACAAGCCAAGAATTGACAAGGCGCATGGGTGACGGTATACTTACATATACGAAGACAGAAGATGGTAGATTTATTCCTGTTTGGGCAGAGAATATTTAAAAATAGAAATGGTGGGGTATGGAAGAAAATAAAAACACAAAGGTATCAGTAACACTAGGATATACGCACAATCTAGGCAATTTCCAATCAGTAAGATTTGATCTTGGTATTGTTGATTACAAGCGTGACGAAGAAAACATAGATCAGGCATTTGAGCGTGTATATAAGTTTGTTGAAAACAAACTAATTGAAAAAAGCAACGAAGCAAAAGAATTTAAAAGCGAATAGTGGCAGAACGCAAAGACCGTATGGCTTTGCTAAGTAGGTATAATAAATTACATCTACAAAGATATGAAGCCAAAAGTAACATAAACCTTAATGTTGAGCAATGGGCTGCAGACGCTCTTGTTGAATCTTATGGAATTGGGGTTTGTTATGATTTATTGGATTACTACTTTAGTATTTCTCTTTCCCCTAGTTGGAGTTACTTTGCATACAACGCACAAAAAATATTGGAAGCAAAACTAGAAGTAGAGCAAGATATTAAAGACCGAGAAGAGAGAAGAAAACTAGCAAGGAAGTGGATTAATGAATAATACAGAAGCAAAGTTAATTACAGCAGTACTAAATGATAAACAAGTCCATGTATTATTGCAAGCAAATGTTGATAATCTCCTAAGAACCCACAACGACGTCTGGGAATTTATTAGGCTATACTCAGAAAATAATCAATCAGTTCCGCCAGTATCTTTGGTTGTAGAAAAATTTAGAGACTTTGTACCAGTAGAAGGTGTTGGCGCAACAAAGCATCACCTTGAAGAATTACAAACTGAATATTTAAATGATAGCCTTAAAGATATCTTACGTAATGCAGCGTCTGAAGTTCAAGGCGGAAATGGACCAAAGGCTCTTGAACACATTATTACAAAAACATCAGAATTAAAAAAGAATACTGCTGCAATAAGAGATATTGAAGTAACAGATCTTGAATCTGCAGTTGCTTATTTTGAAAATGTAAAGAAGATGCAAGATCTTGGTCACGTTGGAATTAAAACAGGTTTACCAGGGTTTGACAACTACTTACCTTCTGGAATTATGCCAGGACAACTAGGAGTTTTTCTTGCATATCCAGGTATTGGAAAGTCTTGGTTGGCTCTGTACTTCGCTGTACAGGCTTGGAAACAGGGTCGTAGTCCACTCATCATAAGCCTTGAAATGTCTGAGACAGAAGTTCGTAATCGTGTATTTGCAATTATGGGTGAAGGCTTATGGTCTCATCGTAAACTTAGCAATGGCGAAGTAGAAATTGATATGCTTAAAAAATGGCATGCAGATAAATTAGAAGGTAAGCCAGAGTTTCATATTATTTCTAATGATAATGGTGGTGACTTAACTCCTTCAGTTATACGTGGAAAGATTGATCAATACAAACCAGACTTTGTTGTTGTTGATTATTTGCAATTAATGTCACCAAATCAAAAGGCTGACAGCGAGACGGTACGTATGAAAAACCTTTCAAGAGAACTTAAACTTATGTCTATCAGCGAAGAGGTTCCTATTATTGCAATTTCATCTGCTACTCCAGATGATGTTAAGGATCTTTCTACCCCGCCAACTTTGGGACAAACTGCTTGGTCAAGACAGATTGCCTACGATGCTGACTGGGTAATGGCTTTAGGTCGTGCTACGAATAGTGATATTATTGAATGCGTATTTAGAAAAAATAGAAATGGTTTTATGGGAGACTTTTTAGTTCAAGTAGACTTTGACAGAGGATACTATCGTTATAAAGATTATGAGGATAAGAATGGTTAAAGATTCTTATACAGCAGAACAAGTTAATCGTGTCTTAACTGGTGCGGGTATTGATATTGAGGCTGAGTATGGAACAGACTATATTATATTTTGTCCATATCACAACAACAATAGAACTCCTGCTGGTGAAGTGTCAAAAGAGCATGGATTGTTTTTTTGCTTTGGATGCCAAACCACAAAAACTCTTGTTGAGTTTGTAATGTATATATCTAATAGAACATACTTTGAAGC